GCAGTTCCAGGAAAGCTGGCTGGTGCAGATTGATGCCTGTGTCCGGGGCACCAACGATTTTCCCAAGCGCACCTATTACACCCTGAACCCCGGCGGCCCCAGCCACGGCTATTTCAAGCGGCTGTTCATCGACCGGCGGTTTCAGGAGCAGGAGCATCCCGAGGACTACGCTTTCATCCAGGCGCTGTGCACCGACAATCACGCCCTGATGAGCAGCCAGCCCGGCTATCTGCGGGCGTTGGAAAAGCTGCCCCCAAAGCTGCGCAAGGCATGGCTGGACGGGGACTGGGACGTATACGAGGGGCAGTTTTTTGAGGACTTCTACGACCGCCCCGCCCACTATCAGGACCGGAAGTTCACCCATGTGATTGAGCCTTTTGAAATTCCCGCCGACTGGAAAATCTATCGCAGCTTCGACTGGGGCTATCACCGTCCCTTTTCCTGCGGCTGGTGGGCCATTGACTATGACGGCGTGGCTTACCGGATTTTAGAGCTGTACGGCTGCACCGGCACCCCCAACCAGGGCGTGCGGTGGACCCCCGACCAGGTATTCGACAAAATCCGGCAAATTGAGACGGAGCATCGGTGGCTGCGGGGGAAGAAAATCACCGGCATTGCCGACCCCGCCATCTGGGACGGGGAAACCGGCGAGAGCATCGCCCAGACCGCCGCCCGGCATCAGGTGTACTTCACCCCCGGTGACCACAAGCGGCTGCCGGGCTGGATGCAGGTACACTACCGCTTGCAGCTGGACGAGAACGGCTATCCCCAGATGTACATTTTTAAGAACTGTAAAGCCTTCATCCGCACTGTTCCCCTGCTGCAATACGACAAGCAGAAGCCGGAGGATGTGGACACGGATGGGGAAGACCATGTGGCAGACGAAGTGCGCTATTTCTGCATGGCTCGTCCTGTCCGCCCCCAGGTACAGCCGGAGGCGGACAGCTACAGCGCCTCCCCCATGAAGCTCTTTCTGGACATTCCAAAGGAGCAAATTACAGCGGTCAGCAAACGACCGGGAATGGAGATTATCAAATGAAAATTGGAGAAAAGCTGCCTATTGGGGCAGCGGAGGTTCGCATGGCCCGTGCCACCCTCAACCGCTACAAGGAGGGCAAGGCCAACCTGGAGCGCCGGGTGGTGGACAACGCCCAGTGGTACAAGATGCGGCACTGGGAATGCGGGGGCATGGAAAGGCAGAGGTGGAGCCCAGCTCCGGCTGGCTGTTTAACGCCATTGCCAACAAGCACGCCGATGCCATGGACAATTTCCCCAGCCCCAATGTGCTGCCCCGGGAGGAGAGTGACCGGGGAGAGGCTCGGCTGCTGGGAGCGGTGCTGCCGGTGGTATTGGAGCAGACGGATTTTGAGCAGGTGTATGACCAGGTCAACGACGACAAGCTGAAATCCGGCACCGGCATCTATGGCGTGTTCTGGGATGCCGGGCGGCTCAACGGGCTGGGGGACATTGCAGTGCGGAAGGTGGATGTGCTGAACCTCTTTTGGGAAAGCGGCATCACCGACATTCAGCGCTCGAAAAATGTATTCCATGTGGAAATGCAGGACAACGAAGCGCTGATTGCCCAGTATCCCTTTCTCCGGGACAAGCTGGGAACGCCGGAGGAGGTATCCAGCCGCTATCAGTATGACGACCGGGTGGACACCACGGGAAAAAGCGCTGTGGTGGACTGGTACTACAAGCGGGTGCAGGGCGGGCGCACCGTGCTGCATTACTGCAAATTTGTGGGGGACAACGTGCTGTTCGCCACGGAAAATGAGCCCGGCTTTGCTCAGCGGGGCTGGTATGACCATGGGCAGTATCCCTTTGTCTTTGACCCCCTGTTTCGCACCGAGGGCACGCCCTGCGGCTTTGGCTACATCGATGTGGCAAAGAGCGCTCAGGAGTACATCGACCGGGGCAACCAGGCGATTCTCATGAATCTGCTGGTCAATGCCCGTCCCCGGCACTTTATCCGCAGCGACGGCAGCATCAACGAGGCGGAATACGCCGACCTGAGCCAAGACTTTGTCCATGTGGAGGGGGGCTTGGGACAGGACAGCATTCTTCCCATTCAGTCCGCCGGCCTCAGCGGGGTGTATCTGTCGGTGCTCAACGGCAAAGTGGATGAACTGAAGGAGGTGACCGGCAACCGGGACATCTCCACCGGCGGCACCAGCGCCGGTGTCACCGCTGCCAGTGCCATTGCTGCCATGCAGGAGGCAGGCAGCAAGCTGAGCCGGGACAGCAACCGGGCTGCCTACCGTGCTTTCCGGAAAATCTGCCTGATGGTCATTGAGCTGATTCGCCAGTTCTACGGTCTGCCCCGGTGCTTCCGCATTGTGGGCAGCCGCGGGACGGAGGAGTTCATCCGCTACAGCAATCAGGGGCTGGTGGGGGTGCAGGACGAGCTGACGGGGCTGACCCGGGTTCCCCTGTTTGACATTTCCGTGTCTGCCCAGAAGCAGAGCGCCTACTCCCGGCTGAGCCAGAACGAAATGGCGCTGCAATTTTATTCCGCCGGGTTCTTTGACCCCCGGAACGCCCAGGCGGCGCTGCTGTGCATGGACATGATGGACTTCGACCGGAAAGAAATGGTGATGCAGCGGATTGCCGCCAACGCCCAGCAGTACGCCCAATCCGTTTCGCTGCCGGAGATGCCCAAGCCCGGAAAGGCTGCCATCAAGGGGGAGCAGCGGGAGGCCTATGCCACCCGAAGCGCCCGGCAGCGGGTGGCAGACAGCACCGCCCCCAGATAACAGCCCAAACGACAAAGGAGGAAAAATGATCAAAGTACAGTATTGGAACGGGGCGGACGGCTCCAGGAATCTCCAGATGCAGGGACACGCCGGGGCGGCACCCAAGGGACAGGATTTGGTGTGCGCCGGTGCCAGCACCCTGGCGCTGACCCTGGGCAGAGCCGCCGCACTGATGGAGGAGGAGGAAATGCTGGCACGTCCGGCGCTGGTGAGGCTGGAAGCGGGGGACACGGCAATCAGCGTACTGCCCCGCCGGGAATGGACGGCATCAGCGGATGCCATTTTCTGGACCATCCTGCTGGGGCTAAGCCGTCTTGCTCAGGCGTATCCCCAATATGTGCAGCTGAAAGGAGGTGAACAGGATGAATAAACATCACTGGCTACAGCTCTTTGCCGACGATGGCGGGGAAGCCCCGGCACAAGCGCCGGAGGAAGCTCCCGGCACAGCGGCAGAAGCCAGCCCCACCCCCGCCGCCCGGCACTGGCAGCAGGTGGAGGAAATTTATGAACGGATGATGCAGCAGGCGGAAACCCTGCGGGAGGTTTTCCCGGACTTTGACTTGCGCCAGGAGCTGCAAAATCCCACCTTCGCCCAGGCGCTGGGCTGCGGCATGACCCCGGAGGGGGCATACCTGGCTGCCCATGCCGCCGAGATTCTGCCCGCCGCCATGGCCTATGGGGCGCAGTACGCCCGGGAGCAGCTGGCCTCCTCCCTGATGGGCGGCAATCGCCCGGAGGAAAACGGGCTGACCGGCGGCGGGGCGGTGAAGATGGGTTCCGGCGTGGGAAGCCTGAGCCGGGGCGAATATGACCGCATCTGCCGCATGGTGGAACAAGGGGAGCGGATCAGCTTCGGCTGACCGGCTGCCACACACAAATCAAATCATATGATAAAAGGAGAACATCGAATGGAAATCAACATGAATCTTCAGCTGTTTGCAGAAAACGTCAACGTCACCACCGATGCCGGTCTGTCCGCAGAAAACAAGACCTTCTATGACCGGGCGCTGCTGGAGGAGGCCGCTCCCAACCTGATTCACAATCAGTTCGGTCAGAAGCGCCCCATCCCCAAAAACGGCGGCAAGCGCATTGAGTTCCGCCGCTATGCTGCGCTGCCCAAGGCCACCAAGCCTCTGACCGAAGGCGTGACCCCCGATGGGCGCAAGATGAGCGTGGTAAATGTGGAGGCAGAGGTGCGCCAGTATGGCGACTATGTGTGCCTGTCCGACGTGCTGGATCTGACTGCCATTGACAACAATGTGCTGGAAGCCACCCGGGCGGTGGGTCATCAGGCGGGTCTGACCCTGGACACCATCACCCGCAATGTGCTGCAAAGCGGCACCAATGTGTACTACTGCCCCAAGCGGGATGCTTCCGGCAAGGAAACCGCCGTCTCCGACCGCAGCGGTCTGGATGGCAGCTGCGTGCTGACGGTGGACACGGTGAAGCGAATCGCCGCCATGCTCAAGGCGGTGAACGCTCCCAAGTTTGGCGACAGCTATGTGTGCATTCTGCACCCCTATGTGGCTTATGACATTATGAGCGACCCCCGCTGGGAGCAGATGCACCAGTACTGCAAGCCGGAAAATCAGTTTGAGGGTGAGATTGGTCGGATTGCTGGGGTGCGCTTTGTAGAGACCAGCGAGGCAGCGGTTTACACCGGCACGGAGAACGACTGCCCCAACGGTTTGGCGGTGTTCGGCTGCCTGTTCCTGGGCAACGGCGCTTATGGCGTAACCGAGGTTACCGGCGGCGGCTTGCAGACCATCATCAAGCAGCTGGGTTCCGCCGGTACTGCCGACCCCCTGAACCAGCGCAGCACCGTGGGCTGGAAGGCATTGCAGACGGCGGAGATTTTGCAGCAGGCGTATATGTACCGGGTGGAGTGTTGCAGCGCCTTCTCCCCCAATGCCAAGATGAACTAAGGCGGCTG